AGCTCTTGAGGAGGCTACAGACAGAGCTGCTGAACTAAAGTTTAAAGATAGAGGCACTACTGGAGATGCAGAAATTGCGAAAACTCATGCAGCATCCTACAAGAGAAAAAAGAAAAGTCTGTCTGACTCATTTAAAAAGAAGAAAGAAGACCATGCTAACGTAGATCTGTACGGTAAAGACGCTATGAAGGGCAGGGGCTTTGCTACTACAGGGCGTCCTCAGTCAATCAACGCTGGTGCTTCTAGACCTGCAACTCAAAGGGGTACACCTAAAGGAAAGTAATTATGTTTCTTTCTATAGTCCTAGCTTGTATTAGCCCTGATGTACTTTCTTGTACTGTAGCAGCTAATGTAAATGATATGTTTTCTACTAAAGAAGAGTGTTTAGTTGATGCAATAAAAGCTAAGGATGCATTTTTAGAGTCAGGTCTATATGCAAAGGCAGGCTGTATAAAGCTAGAGAATATAGGAATCAGTACTTAATGTCTGTAGAATATAGAGGTGAGAAGTTTGAAGGTTACAACAAGCCTAAGAAAACTCCTAAGCATCCAAGCAAATCCCACGCAGTGCTTGCCAAAGAAGGTGACACCATTAAGCTCATCAGGTTCGGTGAGCAGGGAGCCGAAACGGCAGGTAAACCAAAAGCGGGTGAATCTGACCGCATGAAGAAAAAGCGTGCATCCTTTAAAGCAAGACATGCTAAGAATATCAAAAGAGGAAAACTTAGCGCAGCCTACTGGGCTGATAAAGTCAAATGGTAAACACATAGGAATATAATAACATGGCAACTACTACATTCACACAAGGCATTGAAGCCTATCAAACAGACATTACTTTTGGTGATGGCATTGATGTAACAGGAACTACTACACTTGGTAGCTCTGTAAACAGTCTCTTCGTCAAGCACGTAGCTCACGTTGATGGTGTTACAGTTAACTCTACTGCAGGTGACTCCCCAGCTATTGGTACATTTGTACAGCCAGCAGGTACAGTTATCACCGACATTAAAATCTTTTGTGTTACGGCTCCTGTTATTGGAACTGGTGACATTGGTTACGAAGTGGGTACATCTTCTTCAGGCGCACAGATTGTTGCAGCTATTACAGATGAAATCCTTGATGGCGGTACAACCGTTGTTGTAGGAAGCGTAACAACTACTACTTTGGTTGCCGCTACTCAAAATGCTTCAACAGCACCTGTCTCTGTACAGTATGCAGCAGCAGCACGTAACATCTTCTGTAACGTTACTAACTCAGTTAACTCTACAACTGATGGTTCCTTTACCTTTGTTATTGAATACGTACAGGTAGCATAATGGTTGATTCAGTAGGGTCAGTAACAGGAGAAAACATGGGGTGGACTGTGCAAAGCGCAGTCTCCCTAGGCAATGATGCCACTACGCATGTAGACTGCACAGATGCAAAGCTAGTATATATCTTTACAAGCCACAAGCTTGATATGGGTTTTGCTACAGCAGAAGCAGATTCAACTGCAAATGATCTACAGCTACCTGCTGGTACACACTGCATGGTTGTTCCTAAGGGAATAGGTAATGCAACTATCTTAAACTATAGTCGTGGTGAATCAGAAACTGTAGCTGTACGTGTAACGTTAGCTTAAACAAAAAGGAATATACTATGGCTAAGATGCCCATGACTATGAAGAACGGCAAGAAGGTTCCAACCTATGCAGCTGACGGTGTTGGCAAAATGAACATGGGTGGAATGGCTAAGAAGAAGCCAGCTGCTAAAATGATGGCTGGTGGAATGGCTAAGAAGAAACCTGCAGCTAAGATGATGGCTGGTGGTATGGCTAAGAAGAAACCTGCAGCTAAGATGATGGCTGGCGGCATGTCTAAGAAGAGCGGCTACATGTATGGCGGTATGACTAAGAAGCCAGCAGCTAAGAAGAAGTAACTGCATAACGGGGTTGCAATCTTGTACGTAGTCCCATAAGACAAAGCATGGTATAACTATCCTTGGTAATAGAGGAGTTATACCATGTTTAAACGTTTGTTCAAGAAGATACAAGAAAACCAAATGCGTAGAGCAGAGTACTGGCAGTTACATAACATGTCAGACAAGATGCTCAAAGACATAGGAATGACACGTGGCGAAATCCAAGACAAGTTCTACCTCCAAGAAAAAGTCTGGCGTTAATGCGGCTGGTAATTATACTAAGCCTACTATGCGTAAGTCTCTTGTGGCATCCGTTAAGGCTGGCGGCAAAGGAGGAAGCCCCGGACAGTGGTCAGGGAGGAAAGCCCAGATGGTTGCTAAGCAATACAAAGCTAAAGGTGGAGGATATACATCATGAAGGGCGTAAAGCACTTTAAGAAGGATGGCATGGAACATAAGGGCGGTACTCACAAGATGCCTGATGGTTCTTTGCATACAGGTAAGGGTCACAGTAAGACAAGTGTAAAGCTTTTTCATTATAAAGATTTAAGCAAGACAGCAAAGGCTAAAGCTGATGGCGCTAAAAAAGTCTCAAAAAAGTCTTAAGTCTTGGACTAAACAAGATTGGACTACTAAAAGTGGGAAGCCGTCAACGCAAGGGCCAAAAGCTACTGGTGAGAGATACCTCCCTAAGAAAGCTATTAAGTCTCTTAGTGCTGATGAGTATTCCGCTACAACACGATCCAAGCGAAAAGGAACTGCTAAGGGTAAGCAGTATGTGGCTCAACCGAAAAAGGTTGCAGCAAAAGTAAAACCGTATAGGAAAAAAACATGAGAAAATATATGAAGCGTATTTTATGTGCAGTGTTAAATCGTGAGTGTCCCTGTACTAAATGTGAATGTTAAAAGGTAGTTGCATTTTTATTACTACCATGTTATAACTACGTATACTAAGAAGGTAATGAGTTCATGGCTAAGCAGCTAACTGAAAACCAACAGAAGTTTCTAGAAGTACTCTTTGATGAGGCGGCTGGAGATGTTCTTATGGCTAAACGGATGTCTGGCTATAGTGATGGTACACCTACACGTTCAATTACAGAGGCACTTAAAGATGAAATATTTGAAGCTACTAAAAGCTACATGTCAAGATTGGGTCCAAAAGCTGCTATTGCTTACGGGTCGGCTCTGGATGACCCTACGCAGCTAGGCGTTAAGGAACGCATGATTGCAGCGGGGCAAGTCTTGGACCGTTCCGGCTTAGTTAAAACTGAAAAGGTAGCAGTAGAGTCTAGTGGTGGGTTGTTTATCTTACCACCAAAGGAAACTAATACGGACGATGAAACGTAAGACTGACTTCCAAAAGACAGACTTAGGCTATTGGATGTTACCCAAGCCTAGTAATATGAAGAGTTGGGAAAGAGTACCAAGGTTATCTAAGAGGTCCGTACCATTTGGTTACGAGATAGATCCTGAAGATGATTCTTGGTTGAAACCCATTGTTAAAGAATTAGAATTATTATTGCTTGCCAAGAAGCATTTAAAGCAGTATAGTTACAGGGAAGTATCTGCTTGGTTAACTACTCAGTCAGGCAGACGCATAACTCATGATGGACTTAAGAAACGTATAGATGTCGAAAGAAGACGCAAATCACTTGCTGCAATTAAACGTAAGCTTGCCCTCTGGCTCAAAGAAACGATCCAGCAATACGAAACGCTTGAAAAAGAAAGAATTGGTTACTACACCTACGAAGACGGAAGAGACACCACCTGAGCATAAAGTATTTGCAACGGTAACACCTGCACCTTATGACGTACAGTTTGCACAAGAGGTAGTCTTTAAACCTAACCCCGGCCCACAGACAAACTACTTAGCAGCTAATGAACGTGAGGTACTGTATGGCGGCGCAGCTGGGGGTGGTAAATCATACGCTACACTAGCAGACCCTCTGCGTAACTTAGGTAACAAAGACTTTAGTGGACTACTAGTACGACACACTACAGAAGAACTACGTGAGCTTATACAGAAGAGCCAAGAGTTATACCCTAAAGCAATACCGGGTATTAAGTGGTCAGAGAGAAAGTCTCAATGGACTACACCTCAAGGCGGTAGGCTCTGGATGTCTTACTTGGATAAAGACACAGACGTTATGCGCTACCAAGGACAGGCGTTTAACTATGTAGCCTTTGATGAGTTGACGCAGTGGTCCTCAAGTTTCGCGTGGGACTACATGAGGAGTCGTTTGAGATCTGCCTCACCTGAGTTAGGTCTGTACATGAGAGCTACTACTAACCCCGGCGGTCCCGGCCATGCTTGGGTTAAGAAGATGTTCATTGACCCTGAGGCACCTAACCGTTCCTTCTGGGCTACTAATATAGAAACAGGAGAAACTCTACGTTATCCTAAAGGACACAAGAAAGAAGATCAACCTCTATTTAAACGTAAGTTTATTCCTGCTAGTTTGTTTGATAACCCTTACCTAGCTGATAGCGGCGACTACGAAGCAATGCTTTTGTCTTTACCTGAGCAACAACGTAAGAGACTGCTTGACGGTGATTGGGATGTAAATGAAGGTGCTGCGTTCCCTGAGTTTAACCGTGCTATTCACGTAGTAGAGCCTTACACTATACCCAAAAGCTGGGCAAGGTTTAGGGCATGTGACTATGGGTACGGAAGTTACACAGGAGTTGTGTGGGTTGCAGTCAGTCCTGCTGAGCAATTGGTAGTATATAGGGAGTTATATTGTTCTAAGGTTACAGCTATAGACTTAGCTGACATGATCTTAGAGGCAGAATCAGGAGATGGCAGTGTACGGTATGGCGTGCTTGATAGTAGTTTGTGGCATAAGCGTGGCGATACTGGCCCTTCTCTGGCAGAACAAATGAATATGAGGGGTTGTCGTTGGCGTCCTTCGGACCGTTCCAAGGGCTCACGTGTAGCTGGTAAGAATGAATTACACCGTAGACTTCAGGTAGATGAGTTTACAGAAGAACCTCGTTTGGTTATGTTTAATAATTGTACTAACCTAGTAGCACAGTTACCAAGCATACCTTTAGATAAACGTAATCCAGAAGATGTTGATACAAATGCAGAAGACCACTTGTATGACGCTTTACGATATGGTATTATGACAAGACCCCGTAGCTCTTTATTTGACTACGATCCAGCAACTTCAAGATCAGGCTTTCAAGCGTCTGACCCAACATTTGGATATTGAGTATGGACCCTAAAGACTTTGACGAAAGCTACGAAGAGAATATTGAATCTTCTGAATCCTCTTTTATTAAGGATGTAGATAAAGACTCTTACGAAGCTGATGCTTCTGTAGGATCTATCATCTCCTTTGTTGAGAACCGTTACAAGAAAGCAGAAGACTCACGGCGTCAAGATGAAGAACGTTGGCTAAAGGCTTACCGTAACTATCGTGGTCTTTACAATCCACAAGTACAATTTACTGAGGCGGAACGTTCCCGTGTATTTGTAAAAGTAACTAAGACTAAAACTCTTGCAGCTTACGGTCAGATTGTTGATGTGCTTTTTGGTAACAAGAAGTTTCCAATTGTCGTAGATCCTACTAGTCTTCCAGAAGGTGTAGCAGATACTGTACACTTTGACTCCAACCCTGATCCTGCAGCTGAAGAAGCATTTGATACTGTAGAAAAAGCATTTACTCCTTTCTCTAATGCTAAAGATGAAGACCGCCTAGCTCCCGGCGAAACTATGCAACAACTTAAGGAACGTATGGGTGCCTTAGCTGGTAAGCTTGGCCCTGTAGAAGATAAAGTAGTTGAAGGACCGGGTACAACGCCTACTGCTATTACTTTTAGCCCAGCTAAGGTTGCGGCTAAGAAGATGCAAAAGAAAATACATGACCAACTAGAAGAGAGCGGAGCTAATAAACAGCTTCGCCTTGCTGCATTTGAGTGTGCATTGTTTGGTACAGGTATAATGAAAGGCCCCTTTGCGGTAAACAAAGAGTACCCACACTGGGATGATGAAGGTAACTATGACCCTACTATAAAGACTGTGCCTTCTACAAGCAACGTATCTATCTGGAACTTCTACCCTGACCCTGACGCATCTAATATGGATGAGGCAGAGTATATAGTTGAGCGTCATAAGATGTCTCGCTCACAGCTTCGTGCTCTTAAGGGCCGCCCTTTCTTCCGTGACAACGCCATTGACAACTCTCTCAAGATGGGTGAATCCTATGAGAAGAAGTGGTGGGAGCAAATCATGGAGGATGATGAGCACGGAAGCCAAGCGGAACGTTACGATGTGAAAGAGTTCTGGGGTTATGTTGACCGTGAAGTATTAGAAGATCACGACATAGAGATTCCCCGTGCACTTAAAGATGCAGAGCAACTTAACGTAAACCTATGGATATGCAACGGCAACGTATTGCGTATGGTTATGAATCCATTCAAACCTGCACTCATTCCTTACTATGCTGTACCCTATGAAGTCAATCCGTATAGCTTCTTTGGTGTTGGTATTGCTGAGAACATGGATGACACACAGACGTTGATGAATGGCTTTATGCGTATGGCTGTTGACAATGCTGTGCTTTCTGGTAACTTGTTGATTGAGGTTGATGAGACTAACTTAGTGCCGGGTCAAGACCTCTCAGTGTACCCCGGCAAAGTCTTTAGACGCCAAGGGGGTGCACCCGGACAAGCCATCTTCGGTACATCATTCCCTAACGTAGCTGGTGAGAACATGCAACTCTTTGACAAGGCTCGTGTCCTTGCTGATGAGAGTACAGGCTTTCCTAGTTTTGCACACGGTCAGACAGGTGTGTCAGGTGTAGGACGTACAGCTTCTGGTATCTCTATGCTTATGTCAGCAGCTAACGGATCTATTCGTACTGTTATTAAGAACGTAGATGACTACCTACTCAACCCACTAGGCAAAGCTTTCTTTAGCTTTAACATGCAGTTTGACTATGACCCAGAGATCAAGGGTGACTTAGAAGTCAAAGCTCAAGGTACTGAGTCTCTGATGGCTAACGAAGTACGTAGCCAACGTTTGATGCAGTTCTTGCAGGTTGCACAGAACCCAACACTGGCACCGTTTGCTAAGATGGATTACATCATACGTGAGATTGCAGTTAGCATGGATCTTGATCCTGACAAAGTAACTAACTCTATTCAAGACGCAGCAGTACAGGCAGAGATACTTAAGGGCTTCCAAGCTCCACCTGCACCAGCTGTTCCCGGTGCTCCTCCAGCAGGACCAGAGGGTGCTCCACCAGCAGGTGCCCCTCCGCTCCAAGGAGCAGGTCCTACAGGCCCACAAGACATGACAGGTGGGGGTGGTGGTAACATTGGCATTGGTGCTGCTGCAGCGCCCGGAGAGCAAGGCTTTAGTGGGAACGTACAGTAATGGCTGGACTAAGTAGGATCATAGCTAAAGAGTTAAGCTCTATGCTGGGTATCACAGATAACCCTAAGTTTAATCCTGTGTTCAAACAGACAGATGACGTAGACTTTATTCCTGCAGAACAAGACATTATTGAAAATATGAAGGGTGGTGTAGATGTTACTGCACTAGGTCTTACTACTGATTTTCAACCAAATGCGGGTGCTATAGAAAGAGAAGTAACTACGTTCTATAGTCCTGTACTCTCTTCTTTAGAAGCCGCACCTATTTCTACTAAAGGTACTCGTGGGGAAAATATAGAATCTTTTGTACGAAAAAGAGCACCTAAAGTTAAGAAGTCTGAAACAGACTTTATGGGAGAGATACTAGAAGGTTCTAAATACTATACTAAAGGAGAGGCTTTAGAAGAGGCTACTCAAAAAGGATTTACTATCAGTGCTAATGTACGTACTTCTAAATACACTGCTGAGCAACGTCAAGAATTATTAGACGAGCCTTCTGGTTACTTTGAGATGACGTTAGACTACAATAGAAATACATCTAAAGCTCCTACTGTAAATGTAGAAACTCATTACGACTTTAATACATTGGCCCACAGTCGTGTCTCTTACTATGATTATGATGAGCCTTTCTTTTTAGTAGAAGAGTTACAGAGTG